CCCTCCTCCAAACAGGCAAAAAATCCGCGTTATCATGTATGGTTCCATCGATTGTTCCGGTTCCATGGGCGAAAATGCATCTCATTACCAGTCGCGCCAACACCAGAACCAGCAGTCCCAGCAAAACACCAAGATGCATTTCGTCCACGCGACACTGACAAATATGGTTGACACGATTATTTCCCAGCAAGAAGAGTTTTCGCATGTCGAGTTTTACCTTGCTATCGTCCAGTTCCATTCCAGCGCGACGTGTGTTCTCCGTCCCCAGCGTGTGACCCCCGAGACAAAAGACGAAATTCTTCAAGTAATTTCACGCATCAAGCCTCAATCCGGCACCAATTTCGAGAAATGTTTCAAGGAGATTGCGCACCTGATTTCAAATGAAGCGCAGCACATTTCACCCTCCGATGACATCCCCGAACATTGCACCCAGCGTATGCACGTTTTCCTGACAGATGGCGACAACAATGAAGGCAACAAGAGCATCCCCCATCTTGCCAGCATTCTCAGTGCACCCGCAGTTCAGCCCACGCAAATCATGATTGGTTACGGCACTGGCCACGACTCTGCCACGCTTCAATCCCTCTGCTCGCATTTCCCCAATTCGCGCCAATGGTTCATCGACGATATTGAGAAGACCGGTTGCATTTTCGGCGAGATTCTCTGGTCAGCAGTGAACGCGGCATTTACCAAAGTATCCATCAAAACACCCAATGCCGAGGTCTACGACTTTGAGACGATGCAATGGAAGAGCGAAATCTGTCTTGGCGATTTTGCGTATGATTCGTCGCGCACCTATTACGTCCGCGCCCCATGGCAGCACGACGAAATGGTTTGCAATTTCGCATACACTTCCATCGAAGCGCCACAGGATACTTCATGCGATATCGTCGTGCCCCTGAACTACACATCGCCCTCCGCAGAGACTCCAGAGACGAAAGACGCCGATGTCGAAAAGGAGTTATGGCGTCTCGACACGATTACGACGATTGACAAGTCGATCCAATTCTTCAAGACGATACGCCGCATGACATTCCAGGACCACGTTGGCATAAAAACCCGTCTCATTGATGAAATCACCGCATTCCAGGAGAAGTTCCTCAAATACGCGACCGACAACAACCTAATTGAAGACTCATTTATTATTCAACTTGCCGACGATTTGTTTGTTTGCATCAACGGGTTGGTGGTTTCAAGTATCGGCGAAAGATATATTGCCGCTAGACAAGCATCACAAATCCAGCAGCGTGCAGTCACCATTAACGACATTACACCCTTGCAGCGCGAAATCATCGACTCGACGCCGATTGCACAGGATGAAGTTCCTGCATTATCAAGGACGCGCGGACGCATGGCGTCATTTACGCCGGGAAATGTGGCATCCATGATGATGATGCCACCTCTCGACGACGATTGTGCCCATTTTGCAACTGATTTATGCACTCCAGTCAATCGCGCTCGTTCGGCATATATTGGGTGTGTCGACAACGATACAACACAAGCACCACCAGCTTCTGCAACTACACCTAGATCTGACGACCAAGAACTCAACATGTCTATGTCTACCCCACGCACCCTCGTCGACGACAATGTGCCGAGCGAAACCCAGGAAAAAATGTTGAGCGATTTGACGCCGTCGTCGCGTGGAATTGGTTCAAATTTGCGAATCATGACACGCGATGCAATCATTGGAATGAGGAAGTCAAAAGTTCGTGGACACGCGCAATACTATTGTGGTGATGAAAATGACGTGAATGGTGGAGGATACTACTATACAGGCAGTGGTGGCAGCGACGATTTCATGGATTCGTGTGGCGGCGATGATACATATTCGAGCCATGCTTCGCCAGGATGTGCTAGAATCGGACGTATGCTTTCTGCGCCATCTCAGTCACAAAACACGTGTGACCGCACTAAAACTGCGCCGTTTTAGGTTTAGGTAAGTATATATACATATAGATGGACGAATCAAATAAATAGCGGAATGAATAGATTTACATTTTTTTTATTTTGGGTATTCATAGAAAATATATAATTAATGCGAAACCAATATAAACTTTTGTTGATATAATATAATACTATAATACTATCACATAATAAAACCATCCGCCAAATGTCCGGTATTGAATCCCCAGTTATTGTCACGATGTCGCCTGTATCATCACCTACGCAAGCAAATACAAATACAAATACAAATACAACAAACACACAAATCTGTGAAAATGTAGCAAGTCAACTAATGCTCATTCTTCCAGATTTAGAAGAAATTGCATCATCTAGCGAAAAGGTAAATATTGAACTTCAACAAGTAAAAGAACCGGAAACTCCTGAAGCGTCACCGCAAACCGAACTGGTAAAAGAAACCGAAACCGAATCCAAAACAAAACTAATAGATGAAGATAAAGCGTCTGTCATCGTGAAAGATTTCAAATATTGTTACGACGAGTTTGAGAAACAAATTAAGACCCAGAGTGTAGTTATTTCGATGGATACAATTATGCGTATGCTTCGAATTGCGATGACGATAGTCGAACAGACAAATGAGAGTGGAAAAAACAAAAAGGACTTCGTAATCCGAATGATCGCAAAAATAGTTTCGGATAGTCCTGATTCTAATATGATAAGCGCCGAAATGAAAGTAGAGATTTTGAATATGCTTTACTCGCCACTTTTTGATGATACGATTAAGCTTGTTGTTGACGCATCTAAGGGAACACTTGACTTGAATAAACTGCAAGAAGTTGCATCACAAGTAGCAGTTGGGTGTTTTAGCAGATGTTTGGCGTTCCTAAGCAAGAAGAAATAAGACTAGACTAGACTAGACTTTATTAAGACAATGTCTATATAAATAAAATCCACCAATACGATTTTATTTATAATATTTTACATCGTTGAATAATTCAAACTGGACACTATATATTATAATATTATATATTATAATATTATATTTTATAATATATAGTGATGTGTTGGAATGAACATGTTTCACTAAATACGTTTTTATTTAGTAGTTTTGTATTATTACTTATTATTTATAACAATTTATTTACCAAATACAAAATTAATGAATTGAACAATACTTTTATTTATCTATTCATTGCATCTTTTGTATTTATACAACTAATAGAATTTTTTATTTGGAAAAATATTAATGACAAATTTTACAACAATATGTTTTCTATTATGGCGACACTTTTATTGTTATTACAACCAATTGCCAGTATTATGATGATTTTATCAAACATACGATTGCGTAATACACTATTATTTTTATATTTATTACTAGCAATTCCTTTTTCAATATATACATTTTCAACAAAACATATTCATTCAGTAATAAGTAAAACTGGACATTTAGATTGGAAATTTTTTGGAACTACTCCAATTATTTCGATAACATGGTTATTTTTCTTTCTATTTAGTATTATTTATGAAAAAAGATGGTTTGGAATTATATTTGCTATTGGTACATTAATAATTACTTTTATAAAGTATAGGAGTGACAGCGCAGTAATAGGGAGTATGTGGTGCTGGATTGTTAATTCTAATATGATTTATTATGCATTTTACTTATTGATATATTTGCCATTTTTAGAAAAATCAAATATTTGTTAGTTTCTTGTTTGTCCTATTTACATCTTCAAGGGTGTAATTTTACGTTTAAGAAATGACATATTGAATAGTATGAATCGTTGTCTTACATACAGGACATTCACATTTATTCATTTGCTGAACGCATCGATAGCAAGATACTATATGGTTACATGGCATAAACCTAACATTCTTTTTATTTTCATAGCACATAATACATTGTTCTTCTTCATTGTCGGTCAAATCAACCATAGGTGGTTTATTACCAATACATACAAGAGCACTTCCATGTGAAAATATTGCATGTGCTTGTGCATGTGATGCCGCAGGCGGTGGTGGTGTAATAATTGGAGAAACATCCATCGTAATGCGTGTATAAAAACCTAAAAATCCTATCCGTGCAAATTCATTATCGCATATCCGAACACGAGAACGTCCTGAATCGTTTCTCTCATAGTATACACTATTGTTATCGTTGCGCGAAATCGAGAAAATAATATTTGGCGGGAGCCCTTCAATATCAATAGTCGCGACATTTGCGCTATCAAAACCGGCAGGAAATGCCAAATAGGTTGAATATTTCGAAGCATAACATTTGCGGGGACGTGTATCATAAATAAAATCTATAAATGCCCATGATTGATAATTGCGTGATTTTACCCACCCCGCGCCACTACGACTTCCAGGTCCTGTTACACCATCTACCAAAAAAACATAAATATCATTAAAATCGATAATTGGTATTGGTGTAGGTGTCGCTTCTTGACTTCCTCTTCCTCTACCTCTTGTTACTCCTACTCCTCGCACACCTTCTTGTTCATTTTCAGGAAAAATATACGCACCCCTATTTTCAGTTCCCGCCCCTGCCCCTGTTTCTGTATCATCGTGTCCATCCCAGCGATAAAATGTCGGCATATACGGGTCATCATCGGTTCGAAAAATAGTTATCCCGTATTTTGAATACGATGTCCTGCTGTTAAAATGTGGCAAAGATTTGTAACCAATATATATTTCACGTAGTTGTGGATTTGCAGGTTGCCACACCTCGTTTATTTTTACCTGAATATTTGCATTTGCTGCGTCATAAGTTGGTCGTGACATTATGAATCTGAATCTGAATGTGAATGTGAATGTGAATGTGAATGTGAATCTGAAAGCAATATTTTACTTAAAGATATAAAAATACATTTAAGTAAAAATAGAATATAATATACATGAATCGCATCCGCATCCGCGGTCTGTGTAATAGTAACTTCACTAATACATTACTGCGCTGCTCGCACCACCACCACTGCCTCCAAATATTGACGGAATACTATACCCACCTTTAGCATCCTGAACATATTTCGCAATAACCCGTTTCGGGTATTTGTCGATTTTCATAATATCTTCCGTATCGTAAACATTACCTGCTTTGTCGATATAGTAAATGATTCCCTTGATGTCTTGCGCCCAGATATCAACTTTCACGTTTTTGGGCGTGGATGGTTCAGCGACGTTTTCTTCCATAACGCTGTGCGGTGTCCCTTTGATGTGAGTTCCGCAGTATGTTTCGCCTTCTTTTTTGCGCCGCGTACATTGTTCGCCGCTGGCTCTTTTTGCACAGCATCGGTCGTATATAGGCACAACGCTTTTCACGCGTTTGCGTTTCATAAAGTCGTCCTTCCCCACCTTGATTTTCTCATAGTTGTAAACAAATCCAGCGAGCAAGTTGCATTTTGTTTTCATATCGCCTACAATAGAGGCATTACTTCCGATACCCGAACACGAGTCTTCCGTCTCCTGAACAATCGTTTGTATACGTCCTACAACCTGGTTCTTGAATTCAATCAAATATTCGTCAATGCGTTGGTTCAGTCGTCGTTCCATTTTGCGTGAGTGTTTATGTGGTTGTTATATACCAGGGAGCGTTCTTAATATAATAATATCACAATCTCTTTATTTCAATTTTATAAATATTATATTAAAACAATATGGGTTCGAAACTCCCATTATTACATCATTCCATCCGGATCAAGTGCATCGAATAATAGAGATGGTAATCCTGCCGACTGCGTCAATGCTGGAATTGATACTATCGTTTCATTTTGGTTTGGATGTGACGTCTGATGTTGCAACATTACACTTTCGTGTATATTTAAGTTATTCTGTGTTAGAGGCAAGATATCAATGACAATATTGTCGCTATTTGAAGCGACTTTTACTTCTTCTTCTTCTTCTTCTCTTTTTTCTTCAATATTACTACTATTCGGTATAATTACATTCGATACAAAGTACGAATGTGGCAATGCTATAGCTTCATGTTCGCTGTCACCTTTTACGGATGCAGGTTTTGATGTAGAGGGTGTAATATTTTGTGATCTATTTATATTTTCAGAAAGGGCGGCAGCGTAAACAAGATTTGCCGAAACAGCGTTAAGGACGCTATCAGTCCCTTGCGTTTGTAAATTGGATACGCTTGGTGTATTTGATCGATTCGACGCATTCGAAGGCATAATATTCGGCATAGGTGTATGTATACGCGGCGTAGATGCCTGGAGAACTAACTGCGGTATAGGTAAGGATGCAATATTAGGTATAGAATAAATTGCGGAATTTGCAGGTTGTGTTTGAACTTGCGGCTGAGAGTTATTATATTGTTGTAAATTTTGCAGTTGTTGCAGTTGTTGCAGTTGTTGCAGTTGTTGCAGCTGTTGCAGCTGTTGCAGATGTTGCAGATGTTGCAATTGCTCGGTGTTTATCTGCTGAGGTTCCGGGCGATGAACAGACGCATTCGATTGAATCATATTATTCATTTGAACCATGGGTGTATGTCTGGATACAGGAGTAGATAAAGCGGAACTATTTTGTTTATTCTGACTATTCCCTACTTGTTGTCCATTATATGAAAATGTATCAGTCAATTCAATAATTTCATTGGTAATTTCCTTTCTTATTATATTTTCCAAATCCGGAGAAGTAACTACTATATTATTAACAGCATCTGCGACACCAACGACGCCATTTACCCCTGATTTATTTTCATTATTACGTCTTCTTCGTTCACGATATTCTTCTTGTGTCTCGACTTTAGGGGTGGAATTCACACTGGGTGGCCTAGAACGATTTCCGGTTATTAAATTTACACCCCCTTTAATAAAATTAGAAACAGAACTTATAAAACCGGAACTATTACTTGCACTTGATAAATTGCCATCTTGATGAGGAGCATTGCGATGATGATGATGATGATTATTATGACTATTACCACTTCCATCTCCTTGTCTTGAATTTCCACGACTTCCACGAGATCCATGAATATGACTTGTTAATCCCGTGCCTCCCGTGCCTCCCACGCCTCCACCGCCTCTTCCATCGTCGTCATCGTCATCCCCACGACTTCCATATGAATCAGGCGATGATCCGCGACTACGTCTTCTTTCTCGTGAACTTCTTCTTCGCCGCTTACCTGCGCCATCAATACTATTATCACCAACATTTACTATTTTATCCCCATTTACTACAACTTCTGTCAACCCGTTGCACAAGTTAGGTGTATGTGCATTAAATGTTATTTTACCGGTTGCTGCGTCAAGCTCGCCGTAGTTTTTCTTAAACAATGTAATAATATCTTCATCGATAAGGGGGGCAATATCTTGCAGATTTTTTATGTCCGTTTTTATGATTTGTAACATATCCTTCGCAGAAATACGTTGATCACGCTTAAGCGATAACTCGATCATCACTTTTTTATTGATTTGCTGAAACTGCAGTGAACATAATCGATGAGCTTCAGATCTTTTGCCAAGTTGAAAATAGGTATCAATAGACTTAATAATACCTACAAAAATACTGCTTACGCCTAAAATAATATTCATTCTGTCATAGCCTATATCGATACCTGTCGCGAACCCGATTGCACTAGATAATATAATAACAGGAATATTTATATAGTTCGACCTTTCATTATATTTTTCATACGAATATCTATGTAAAATTGAAAAGGATTCGCATTCTTCAGAGTGAATTTTAAGTAAATATTCTAAATCAGTATTGTAATCTATTTTATCTTTATCTACTTTCTCTACTTTCTCTACTTTCTCTTTATCTGCCATTATTCTATAAATATCACTATATATATAATAATTATTAAAAATAATTGACATAACAACCATGACTTTTATTAACTATTTATAAGCCCGCTTGCCCTTTCATTATTTAATATAAACCAGAATAAAACCAACCCGTTCACCCAAATTAAATAACTCTCAAAACTGCTTTTATCAACTCCTAAAAATACTAAGATTGCGGTAATTGCAGGGTTCAGGAAAGACAATATAAGTATTACAATTACCCACATTTTAAAACTTGAAATTTTTTTGTCTGCATTATTTCCCATTTTAGTAAGTTTTGTATTATATATTATATATTATATATTATATGCTTATTATACTATGTACTTATTATAATAAAATTTTGCAATATATATGTTACAATAGTTTATAATCTTTGAAATCGTAACTATATTCAGCTGGTATATTTTGTGTATCTACATAGTGGTATGATATTACTTGTTGGTGTTTGTAATCGCTTATACAAAACATAACAGGAAATGGTATTTTTTCGGTATCTCTATTATTTCTAATATATTCTTTTTTCTCTCTGTTCTCTCTCGTCTCTCTATTATCATCTTCCATACTTTCATCTACAGCATCCCTATCATTATCCCTACCCCTATCATATACTATCATATATTCTCCATTATATGCCGTGTTGTATTTTTTTACCCATTTTGCATCGTTATCTCTAAATTGTCCTGTATTTATTTTTTCAGGGTGTTCTTCAAACACGTGGTGTGCCATGATCGAGGTATCTAATTTATCACGTTCTAAAAACATTTTAATTTTCAGTGGGAACAGAATTGTCCGCAATAATCCACCTCTTTCAACTTTATGCATGTTCCCATCTACATCATAACAAGCATATTTAAAGGAGGAGTGTAAATCCGTAAAATAGTAGAATGGGCCATAACGTGAAAATTGTGACGACTTTTTTAATGAAAACACGGCATTATATTTTACATTATTGTCATTATTTCCATTATAAACTACGATGGGAATTTCGAGCAGTTTTCCTCCTGCAAATATATTCATCATTTCAGGATAAGAATAAAAAAGGTTAACTACACTATCGTGAACTGCGAAGAATAAAACTTTTCTATAATTGAAAATTTCACTTATGGTTATCCACCATAGTTTCGTTTTTTCAGGTATAAGTGGAGTAAAATTTGTCTCTTCGTTTTCTTCCTCATCGAATTTATTTTCCCCCAAAACACATTCAACGAATAGTATATAACGTTCACTTACATATGTTTTGTCAACTAAATTCATCTGATTAGAGGGAACAAGTCTACCTTTTATTTTATAATTTCCATCGGCAAAAATTGTATCAAGTGTAGATATTACTTTATCGTATATATTTTGATTTTCAAATCTTGTATCACTCTCACTACCGCTACCACTACCGCTGCCGCTTTCAAAATTCCTACTCGGATTGCATATTAAATTTGGTAAATAAAATGTAGTATCCGCTTTGTATAACATAAATTCTAGAAATGGTTTATAAGCGTAGTTATTTATTCGATAAATAACAAACTCTACTAAAATATCACTGCTATCAAAATCGTCATCTTTATAATTTTGTGAAAAATGAGAGGAGTTTTTGTGAGAAAATGGGTATAGTATTTTTGGACGTTTTTCATATTTCTCTCGGTTCTCTCGGTTCTCTCTGTAACGTATCCCATCGTCCTCATCATCCTCATCGTCCTCATCGTCCTTATCATCGGTCCCAGTATCACCTGTATCATTTTCGTCGCCACGGGCGTCATCTATTTCATACCCAGTAGCTTCTCTAAATAAAAATTCTATATTACTAAGGTCGTCTTTATCTCCTATATAATTGAGCTCTTCGGTTTCACGTGATACTTCTTTTTGTGTTTTATCTTTTTTTGTGTGTTTTTTGTTTTTTTTTATTTTTTTGGGTTCATTATTTTCATTCACTCCGTAAAATTCCTTTTTTGGAGATACAGCAGTAGTAACCTTGTCGCCCATCTCGTTAACAGGAGATGGGATGGGAATAACATCTTTAGGTTTTTTATAAAATTTCGACATAGTTTTAGATATAGATGTTGCTTTTTCCTTTGTCAATATTTCGTTTACATTTCGATTTCCTGTTCCATTCGCATTTCCGATTAAATACGCTCGTGCATTTGATGATGGAAGCATTATATAACTAATTAATAATAATATAGAATGAATATACGTCTACTATATTATTATTATATTTTTTTAATACTATATCAGTCCTTATTTATTTTCCTACGAATTGACTCTTTTACCTTTTCTTCACGCGAGTCTAATAAAAATTTAGACAATTCTTTTGCTTGTTCATCATCGTCCTTAAAATATTTCACAAGAGCATTTACAAGTGTAGTTTTATTCAAAGATGCTTTAACTTTTGTCTTTGTGTAAATAAGTTTACCTCCATTTACGTCAAAACAATCAATTTCATTTTTGCGCATAATTTCTACTAAATTGTCGGCATAGGTTTTACGCTTCTCTTTTAGTTCTTTTACTTTACGTTGTAACTCTAATAATTCATTATCATTTGCCATCCAGCCTTTAATTTGAGCAACAAGTTGTTCTTTGGTTTCCATTCGTGCGTATGTTATTGTGTATTATTTAGCAGTATATACTATAATATATTATATATTAAATAATATTCATATTATTTCGCCATAATAATATTTTACGAATGTTACAAGTTACTAAGAGGATATAAAATATTCTTTTGAAATAATGATATAAATGTGCTTATTATTGATTTTTTAACTTTCGAAATATTAATATCCATACCGGGTTTTTTCGGATGTTCGATAATATATTTCATAATAAATGCTTTAATTTTATCTAACTGGGCATAATATTGTTTGCTATTTATATTATTGCTGTTTAAAATTTTATTTTCTATTTTTTCAACCGCATCAATATAGAACTTTAAAAGAGAATTCATATCGTTTATGTCCATAAATATTCGAGCTAAAGTTGTTTTATTAAGTTTTTCTGTTTTATTAAATACATTTTGATTATGAAATAAGCTTGCAAGTGTTTGTAGTGCGACTACCTGAGGAATTGCGCAAAACTTGAAATTACTATTATTTTTTACAAGTGATAAATATTCGATACTATCGGGTATATGTTGCAATACATTCATAATCATTTCATTTAACAATTCGGTGTGTTTATTTGTAATAGTAAGTTCTCCTGATTGTCCAACTTCTCCAGCTTCTTCTTGTCTATTTTTAAAAATATCATCCATAGTTGAAAAATGTTTACTAACAATATCTTTCGGCCACCAGTAACGTTTTTCGTCATAGTCTTCTTTAATATCGCGTATAATGTTTGTCTTTTGCAATAACACCCCCATCGAATTTGACAAGTTTTCGTGTATGGTCAAGTCGTTAAACTCAGAACCACTAAGTGTAAAAATTTGTGATAACCCTATACCCACCAACCCGGCGACATAGTGACAATAGGAATCGTATTCTTCGGTTGTATCCATTGACGTTTTATCTAAAAATTCGACCATACCTTTTGCCATTTCTTGTGTAATATTCTTAATAATGTCGCGATATTTGGCGTGGAGTTGTTTGTAAGTTCGGTTCACTTTATAAAAGTTATTCATTAAACTGCGATACTCTGGTTTGTCGCCACATTCTATCGAATAGTCGTCATTTTCAATATCATTATGAAAATTTAGCAACATTTGTTTTTTATCTTCAATAGGGATACTCATATCATCCTCAATCGTATCGAGTCCTCGCAAAACCAAATAGAAAATACAAACAACTTTCATATTTTCTTCTTCGAGTTGCTTAATAACAATATTGAAAGATCTTGAAACATTTTTTAATGCATCAAAACAAAAATTCCAGTTTTCCTCAATTTCCTTAATTTCTTTATGGCCTAATTTACCATCTTTATTACTACTACCATCACCGCCGCCACCCCCACCACATTCTTTATTTTTTGTAATTTCCTTATCTTTATTCTTTAAATCTGATTGAATACTAATAGAGAAATTAAAATGAATTCTGTTTTTATAAATAAAATAAATAACAACCAAAACTATCAAAATTGCTAAAATAAAGTAAACAAGAAAAAGAAGAACCATGGTTCAATTCGATATGCAAAATTGACTATTTATTGATACAATATATTTTTAAAATATCATAAAAACACAAAGGAAACCCATCTTTATGTTGTCCAATACCTACCCCTAAATAGTAACTAATATATAACCAAAAATTAGTTACTATTTAATAATTAATACTCATTCTCGGTTCTTAATATCTGTTATCTGGACCTGTTTTGTTATATTTTTAATAACCTTTTTCTCTAATTTATCATCGCATTCAATCGGTTCTGTTATTTTATTGAGTAAGGTCAAGTATTCATATTGAAGATTTTCATCATCGAACCAGTCGGGGTGCAAGTCTACCCATTCAGATATTTTGGTTCGCTGTCTTGTGGCAACGTTGTGTATTGTTTTTTTGATTATCTTCTTATCATCGTCTTTCTCCCACTTGTCTTTATCTTTGATGTAGACGATATCCCGCTTCAAGTCCGTGCAATGTATGGGACGCTTATACACATCCAATTCTTTGAGTCCATTTATCATAAGGTTACTAATACCTTCGACAATACCATTCTTCCTTGTGAAGTAAAGGTCGTCTAGTGTTATCTTCAAAGAATTTATAAAGTCATTTATATTGATAGCATCTTTGCACTGCTCGTTCAAAAAGAAATTCAGATTGAAGTTATTGTTGTTGGTCGTATTATTGAAAGTATTACCCATTTTGGGAATCATGTTTTTTATCTGCTCTTGTTGGTCACGAATAATTTTAATCATTTCTTTATTGTCATTGATAAGTTCCATAAACATGTCCTTCGTGATTGCATTATTGATTTCCTTTTCGGTTTCTAAAGTATTGGCCGCATAATTGGTGTCACTTACGATTTCATTTTTTAGTTCGGTGTGAGCATCGCACTTTTTTTCGTGTTTCCATAAGCCCACCCGTGAAGTATAAAGCTTGCGGCAAAATTGACACGATAAAACTTCGGCATCAAAGTTAACATTTTCGTGTTTTGTTAACGTTTTATGTTTGCGTGTCAATAGGTGTTTAGAGTAGTTACTTTCTTTGCTAGATACAAAGTCACAAGTTTTGCAGGCAAATTTTTCGGCATTTTTTGTCGGCATTTTTGTTAACATCATATATATTATGTTAACAAAAATGCCTAAATCCTTTTCCTTAAATATATTTGTCCAAAAAATAAAAAAAGTTTATCGTAACAAATTTTAAAAATCAAAAAAGCAAATGAGAGCATTATGCTCTAAATTGAAAAGTTAAACATTTTTTCAAATCTAGAAATGAAAATCAGAAAATGGACATTTATAAATGTCCTTTTTTCAAAAACTTAAAATAGATTTGAAAAAACATTACATCATCACTTATTCAGCGTCCGCTTGCGCCATTTCCGCGGCCTTACCTTTATGCTATGGGCACATATCATCGCCCAAACTATTTTGTGACCATTATGCTGTGGATTTGTAAATCGGCGAAAAAATCGCAAAAGATGGTCCAAAAGTTGCGGAGGCCATTTTGTGGAATTCTTGTTTGGCTATTTTTGGGGATGTTTTGGATATTCCTTTTTGGCGACTTCGGCGAGATGGAGAATAATTCATTTACCAAACTTGTAAGATTTTGCAATATTATATAAATAAAGTATTTAGATTATATATAATAACTATTAACTATGACTAGTCATAGAAGAAAAACAAAAACAAGAACTATACATAGAAAAACAAATAAAAAAACAAAAAAATATAACCGAAAATATAACCGAAAATATAACCGAAAATATAAAACATATACTGGTGGAGAAACACCTGAAGGTAGTCCTGAAGTAGTATACGCGATACCGACACCTATGGGCGCATTTACGCCCAAAACACCGCGTTCAGCACCTTTATCACCGAGAACAAGCTCTGTTGTGGGGTCAGCACAACAACGCCTTCAAAATTTCGCATACAATCGTGAAAGTCCGTATTACTCATCTGGCAAAAGAATAGTTCCACTAAGTAGACTACCAGGAAAGGGTAGAGAACCGGGTTTGTCATATGAACAACAAATACACTCTACGGGTGACAGGTTTTCAGATGAAAGTATTGAAAAAATGATAAAGTCGCCACTAAAACGTAAATCGGTTGCTCCATCAGCTTCGTTATATGATAATGGATATGGGTATGGGTATGGCGATGTTTCATCTCAAAAAAAGAAAGCGTCTCTTACAGGGCGCCGTCCTATTTATCGTCCTCCTCCTCATCCTCCTCCTCCCACGCCACCGGAAGTAGTTTTAACATCTAAAGGAAAATTAAAAACAACATATACACCATCACTTGATTTGATTAGCGTTGGAACAAAACCATATATAACAGAAAAAGGTAACGAAATAATTAGATATGTAATGTTGCCATTTGAATATAAACCGGAAGTAACTTTGCCATTATCCTATATTCCGGTAAGGGGTAATATTTATGAAATGTTAAGCGAAGAAGAAAGAACTATACTGGATACTATTAATCGTTTTCACGAAGAATATTCATATTTATCGCCATATATATATAATGTTCTTGAGTCCTTATTATTAACAGACCATTTTGGAATAATATTAGTATTTGGTAAACTCCGCGACGAGTTAATCGAAAATATTAAAATATCAAACATAAAGACAATACAAAGTCGAACTCAACTAAATGAAGAAAATACCAACGCATTTTTAAGAGGCATAACAAGATTTAGCAATATTATCTTTGCTGATACAGGACCATCGCCTTCGATGCCAGATAAAAAATATCCTTACGAACTTAAATATTTTAAATTTCCTATTCCAAAGCATGAACCTAGCCCAACCAGTTTACAAGTAGTAGGATACAATACACATCCGATGTATAACCAGAATCTTACACCGAATGATATACAAGATTTAGTTCAAAAATCGGAAGTAAATAAACGTGTAAAAGGAAAAGAAACACTTTTTATATTAGCACATGGAATGATGGGATATGAATTATCACCGGAGTTAAAAATACTTGCAAATAAATATTTAAGGGTAATAGAAATGGGTAAAAAACACAATATATTGTCACCTAAATATGCAAGTTTTTACTTACGACTTAGTAACACCCTATTAAATCCCGACAATGCAGTTATGTTTGAAAACACAGACGTCGGTGAAAAAAAAAGAAAAGAAATATTCGAGGAGCTATCTACATATTTTAATATAAATGCACAGGATGCGCGTGTATTGAAAGATACATTTAGTTTAGTCGAGTTAACACACGATAGAATATTTAGTGGACATTTTACAGATACGGATATACAAGAAGACCATGATGTTACTATGAATACCCTATATCGTTTTTATTCTATGGGTATTTTTAAGCCGGTTGATTATAGAAAAAAAATAAATAAATTTCCGCTACATAAAAAAAAAATATTTGAGTTATATCCAGGAACAACGTTTTCAACAAAAAATACAACTTTTGCGTTGGTAAAAACACTCCTTCCTATTGCAATCCGAGAAAATAAAGTGATGAATATACTTATTTCGTCATGTGCGGTAGAGTATAAGAATACCGACCCTTATTTTGAAGACCTAGACCCTTTATATAAAAAACCTTCTAATATAACACCAGCGATGAAACTATTAGTAGAAGGGAAAAAGTTTATTTTTTCTTGTAATCGGATAACTACTTTATTTATACTTGATTTTTATATGGAACCGGTTTCAAATTTTAATATTGAACAAGTAGGTGAAAGGTCTGTATATACTAAAAACTTCGAATATTTTCCAGTAGGTCAAGAACCATCGTTTGACAACATTAATACTTTGGAAACTAAATTACGTGGTTTTTATTTAAATCATTATATATATTTTTTGCAAGAAGTAGTAGGATTTTACTATAGCGTAGTATTTAGTTTTGCTGGAATAGATGAGGAAACTATGTCATACAATTTGATTCAAGATGGTAGTCCTCTTGCAACTATGCCACATGTGAACGAGATAATCAAAGTAAAAATATATTTGATGGAAGAATTGTATCGTATGTTTAGTAAAACATTAGATTTCTGTCTAGCTATGTCAGGAGCTATATTAGAAGTTTTTACTAAATATTATAATATGTATTCAAATGATGCTAGTATGGTTGAGAAAATAACACCTAGTTTAGATATGATTAATACCATAAATGATTTTTTTACTAGGTTGAATCAAACGATGAGCTATATTAATACGGGCTTTTATGGAAGTAGTAATACTAGTTCAGTTAGTCATCATTATTTTTTAAGGTATCCCAAATATATAGAAGTTAAAAAAGAATACGATGAATCAAATGTCAAAGAATTATATGACGAAATAAATCAAGGAATGGATTATACAAGATTTCGACGAGATATTCCGGATGTTCATGGACTGACTAGCAAACAATATTTTCCTGAGCCCTTAAAAGGTATCGTGGCTAACCCGTTACCACCAGACGCATTTCATCATATTGCGAGAAACACATATAAATATAAGGAAATTCCAAATGTAGATAAAGTTAGATTGAGGCGCAGAACAATGAAATCAAAACGTGGTTCATTGGCTGTAAACCCAAGTGCAAAAGATAGTTACCATATTTCTGTATAGTTCTGTATAGTTAAGACTATATTAAATATTACTTGTTATGTAATATAGTCGGTTAGTCATGTGCATTTTATAATTCACTCTTCGATAACACGTTCCATAAGTATAGATGTGACCAAATAAGGGTCCATGTTTGCTGCAGGACGGCGATCTTCAAAGTATCCAAATCCATCGCGATGTGTGTTGTTATTAATACGCACAGATGCACCCCGGTTTGCAACACCCCATGAAAACATATCATAGGACGACGTTTCATGAATACCGGATAGTCGCTTGTCGTTATCTTTTCCATAATGCTGAATATCTTCGGCGTGATGTTTTTCCATATTTTTTATGACGCGGATAATTTCGTTTATTCCGCCTGCACCTCCAACGCCATCGCCATCGCCACATTTATTTCGCATCAAACTTGTTGAAAAATTGGCATGACACCCGGAGCCGTTGATATATGCAAATGGTTTAGGGTCATAGCAAATCGTTTTTTTATATTTCTCGGCAATTATTTCGAGCAAATAACGTCCCATCAGCAATTCATCTGCCGCGCGAATACCTTCGGACGGCCCAATCTGGAATTCCCATTGGTCTTTGCTTACCTCGGCATTAATACCCGAAATATTTAATCCTGCGGTTAGACATGCCGCCATATGTTCCTCAACGAGTTGTCGATGCGAAATCTGGCAACCGATACCACAATAGTGCATCCCAGACTCATAAAAATTCTTCTTGTATTTTTCATTATATGTATTTTCATCAAATATGAAATATTCTTGCTCTAATCCGAACCATGGTTCATGATCGACAGAAATATCAAAAATAGATGCAGCCTTATGTCGAGTATTTTCCGCAGTAGGCTTTCCGTCTAGATGAAATGTTTCGCACAATACAAGCTTACACTCGGTAACATGATGCGAGTTTACATTTTTAACGCTATATTGCAGAAGAGGGTTATTGCATACAAAAATAGGAACAAGAACTATCTCTGATGATGTTCCATTCGCTTGTCCTGTAGACGATCCATCATAGTCCCACTTGGGATACATGTAAACATTGTTATCCATTAAATCGTAGATTACCTTTGTTTTTGAACGGAATTTTTTATTTGCATCTAGCCATATATATTCAGCAATACAAGCATTGTTAACCATATTTTATGATATATATATTTTATGATATATATATTTTAATGTTTTTATATGCTTTATACGATCTTAAATTATCTACTAACTATCAGAATATATTTTGTAATGTTTTTTACAATATTTCATTTTTTCTCCCTCGATGCATCTCGTTCCACATTTTCTTCCAATATTCTTACCACTTTTTAGTATTGCGCAACAACCAGAAATTTCACCACCATCGCCCCCATCGCCGCCCCCATCGCCGCCCCCATTTGCCATTTTTTTATTACCGGTTTTCTGTTTTAATAAAAACAGATTATAATGTTGAGGACATAAGAGCACGTTTTCGGTTTCGTAGTATACGCCATATTTTTGACACGGGTTTTGAGTTTCTGCACCACCATGACAACATTTAGGAGCATATAAAAAATAGTTGGGATTGCTATTATGACTACTGGTTATGTATGAGTTTACATTTTTTACAATTCTTACGGAAGGGTAAGGGATATAAGGAAGTAGTTTGTTTGTGGTAGTGCGACAATATGGGCATTTTATTTGGTTAGATAATAGTTTAGTAATTTCATACATATTGTTTAGTTTATTTTTTTGGTTAACAACTTCGTGATAAAGTGCAACATAGTTGAATTTATGATTACAACTTAAGGTAATATGATTTGGTTCTAATTTTTCTTTTGTGATAAGACAAAAGTTAGAATCTTCGTCAATGCTAATACTATCTACGTTATTATAAACTATTGTATTTTCGTTTATTCCAGTTCCATTTTTTGTGTCAGTATTTAGAATCTTTGAAAGTTCGTTATAAAAATAATTAGTTGTATCTTCGTCAAATTTAAATTTTATTTCATTTACAACACAAGCTCCAGAACCAGCTCCAGAACCAGCCCCCGATGCGTATTTATTATTTACAAGGTAGTTACTATTATGTCCGTGTCCGGCACCATTGCCATTACCATTACCATTCAAAAATATTGGAGGTATATGAATGCTCATTATAATTTTAGAGAGCGATTAATATTTATGTATGAT